GCCTGAGCCTGAGCTTGATCCTGAGATTGCAGCCATCGTTGAGCGCATCGAGGTGATCGAGGCTGACCTCGGCATTACGACTGGAGCACCTGAATGACGCGCAGCCAAGTTGACGCCATCATTGAACGACTAGACGCGCAGAGCGCAAAGATTGATCGGCTTCAATCTGAGATTGATCAGATGAAGGGTGGGCTCACGGTACTGAAGGCCATTGGCGCCTTCTTGGGCGTTGGAGGAATCGGCGCGCTCTTGGCGTGGTTTCAATCTCAGGGCAAGTGAAGCGGCTCGCGTTCCCACTTCTCGGGATCATCTTCAGCACGCTTATCTTCCTCCCTATCGTGCGCGCGACCGACGGAGAGATCAGCCGCACCGTCAACGAGACCTCTGACTACTTTGTGGTGGTCACCGAGCCTGTGCTGTTCACGGCGCGCACCCTGCTGTGCGACGAGCCGACGGTGCTCTGGTGCGCGCAGCCATCGCAGGGCGGACACTTTATGGACTCGGCCCTGTGGCTGTACGACGCAACAGGATTGATCATTGGAGTCAGCGACGACGATGGCGTCTCCTACGCATCGCTCATCAACATCAACCTAGAGCCGGGCTTCTATCGGCTACGCGCAGGGCGATACGGACCGTGCGACATTGTCACAGGATGTATGCACCCGGAGGAGCCGTTCCCAACGGGCGGATACTACGAGCTGCTCACCAATCTTCCGCTCGTGCTCGATCCGACTCCGCCCGTGGCGTCCCCGCCACCGATCCCATCCGAGCTACCAAGCCCGTCGCCAAGCGTAGAGCCGTCACTAGAGCCAAGCCCAGAGCCATCTGTTGAGCCAACGCCAGAACCAAGTCCTTCAGAAACTCCATCGCCGGAGCCTACCCCAACACCAAGTCAGGAGCCAACCTATGAACCTTCACCAAGCATCGAGCCAACGCCGGACCCGACTCCCACACCCGAGCCGTCGCCCACGGCCGAGCCGACGCCAGTTCCTACTCCGACAGTCGCCCCTACTCCTACTCCCACTGCTGTACCTACTCCTGAACCATCAGTAGAGCCAACCACGTCAGAGACGCCTACGCCTGTGCCAAGCGTGGAGCCCACGCCAGAGCCAAGCCCGTCACCAGATAACATTGCGGAAGAAGCAGCGGCGGTAGTCGGCGAGACAATCGCCGCGGTGAGCGAAGCAGTCGGAGAGGCGGCAGCCGCAGTTGCGGAGACCGTCACCGAGGCTGTGGAAGCCATCGCCAATCTCGGCAAGGATCTCTCTCCGGTCGAGAAGCAGAAGGCTGCACCAGTCGCCATTGCTATTATTATTAGTCAGGTAGCCAGTGCGGCAGTTGCAGCCGCATCGACCGCTGCAAGCGCAGCCGCTGCAAGCGCAGCGAGAAAGGCAAGCAAGTGATTAAGCGCATCATCGTTGATCTCGTAGGCGGAGCCTGGACGATCCTTGGTTTGCTGTTCGCTGTTGTCGTTCTGCCGCAGGGCGAGACGCAGTCCACAATGGCAACGCTCTTTGGTGGGCTGACGCTCATCTGGCTGGTCACTGGACCACTTAGGTGGATGGAGGATTAATGCAGTATCGAGTCAAGTCGCAGCTCTACGCTGACGCTGAGGCGCAGGTCAAAGGTGCAGCCAATCAGATTCTTGACGATTGCACGTGGTCATCCTGTGCGGCCGCAGTCTCGTGGGCGTTTGGCTATACGGTGGATTACTCCGCCGCTCAGGGTGTCGCAGCCTTTGAGAAGGCGACAGGGCGCAAGGATAAGCAGGGCGTCAATGATGCCGGCGGCTCACTTGCCGAGGCCGCCAAGACTGTTGCCGTCCTCGGTGGCAAGGCTCGATACGCCAAGTCGTGGAACGACGCAATGACCGCAGCCAAGGGCGGCGCGGCACTCATCATCTGGGTGCAGCAGCCAGTCGGCTACCCAGATGTTCGCATTTCCAAGTGGCACGATGTTTGGAAGAAGTGGTGGGCAGTCCACAAGCCAGAGAAGCTGACGCTTGGCTACGGGCATATGACCTCAGCAGGGTGGTGCGAGGATCACGGCTGGCAGTGGGCGTGCCCGACGCGAGACGATAAGCAGCCGGCTGAAGAGTTCGGCGTGCCAGTCACTGAAGAGCAGCTTCGCCAGATTGCCAACAGTAAGTTCAAGGCTGGTAAGGCTGGCGTTGACTACAAGTGCCTGCTGATCGTGAGTGCCAAGTGACCCGTAGAATCAACGCAGAGGCATCAACGCGCCACGCAGAGCCTCGTAAGCGTGCAAAGCGTACTAAGACACCACCTGACGCCGTTCAGGCACAGTTGGATAAGATCGGCAAGGCTGATTGGCGGGCTATCGCCGCTGACAGTCTGGCCGTACTCAACGCGGCAGCCGCCGCTACAGGAAAGGAAACAGGTATGAACCGCATCTGGGCAAGCATCAAGTACGTCGCAGCCAACACACAGGTAGACGAGATCGCACTCGACTTTATCCGCACCTTCCTCACCGTGAGCATCTCGGTGGCGCTCGGTCTCGGCATCCCGCTCCTCGACATTCAGGGCGGCGACTTCCGCACGATCCTCTCAGCCGGCTTGGCTTCGGGGCTAAGCATTGTGGTGAAGGCGCTTGACCGCGATAACGCCGCTTACGGGCTAACACATAAATAGATAGACACGGCGTATACGTATGCGCTAACCTCTCGCCGTAGGTTATCCACATTGGGTAGCCACGACGGGAGGACACATTGTGGGAATAGATCTCTCCGAGTTCCACACCCTCAAGTTGGGCAAGGGGCCTCGATGCACGTTTGAGCATCTTGATCTTGGCAAGGTAGATTCAGATGCGCTGACCGCCGCGTGCGCTGATCCAAGTATCACCAACCGCGCAATCTCGATGTGGCTAGAGGCTCGGGGTTCCGAGCTGAGTCTGCACGTCATTGCCCGGCATCGTCGCAACGAGTGCCGCTGCGGTAGGCGGGCATCGTGAGCGATCTCACGGAGTTCCAGCATCAAGACGAAATGGCGGAGCTGAAGGCAGCCCACCAGCGCGCACTTCGATCTTTGGCAAAGCGCGAGAAGGCAACACAGGAACTAGTAGACGCTGTCTATCGCGCAGCGAAGGATGCGGCCCTCGGGATGAAGATTCCGCCAGTGCCCGTCCCAGTCACAGACAAGCGCAAGGGTCGCCGCGAGGTGGCGCTGGTGCAGCTCTCGGATTGGCAGTTGGGCAAGAAGAGCGCCGACTATGACATCGACATTGCGGCGAAGCGCATCGGGCTGCTCGCCGAGAAGGTCAAGCGGGTCGTTGAGATTCAGCGTAAGGATCACGCGGTGGATGAGGTCGTCATCCTTCTCACGGGTGACCTTGTGGAATCCGACGGCAACATCTTTCCGGGTCAAGCATTTGAGGTAGAGCCGGGTGGCTTGTACTTGCAGATCTTTAGGGGCGCCGAGATCCTCGCGCAGTTCGTGCGCGCAATGGCGGCACTCTTCCCAACGGTGCGCGTCTACGGCGCCATTGGTAATCACGGGCGCCTCGGGCGCTATTCCGATCACTCGCCTGAATCAAACTCCGACGCGATCTTGATGAACATTGCGCGGCAGTTAGTCTCAACCGAGAAGCGCGTCACGTGGAAGGAATCGCTGACGATGGGCGGTCGCCACTGGTACGACACCTTTGATCTGCCAGGTGGCAAGTTGGGGATGATCGTCCACGGTGATCAGTTCAGAGGCGGCCTCGGGATGCCGTGGTACGGCGTAGCAAAGAAGGCAAGCGGGTGGCAGTTATCTGTCGCGCGCTTTGACTATCTTTGGTTTGGGCATTGGCACCAGCCTGCTCGACTAGTGCTTGCCGACGGCAAGATCACCACGTGGTGCTCGCCGTCGTTAGAGTCATCCAACCGCTTTGCCCAAGAGGTGGTCGGGGCGTCAGGGGAACCGGGCCAGTGGCTGCAGTTCTTTGACGGCAACGGCGAGGTCTCAGCCGAGTACCTCATCCGCCTTCGCTAATGGCGATCAGGAAGGACCCACCTCCCTTCGGAGAGTGCTGCGTGTGCGAGCTCAGGGCTCGCCTGTGGTGCTTCGATGAGGAGGTGGTCCCGCTTGGGGCTGGGCTCGGGTTTGTGCAGGGGGACGGCATCTGCCGGATGTGCCTAAAGGTGCTCGTTTGGGAGGCTACAAGGGGGGATGGAGACCAGCCGTTACGAAACGCTTGACAGGCGTATCACGGGGGGCGTAGGATGTGGGTGTCAGGAGGAAATCAGCCATTCGGCTGTACTGACGAGGAGGTCAAAATGGCAAAGGGAACGATTAAGTTTGAGGATGCAACCAGCGAGTTTCTGAGCTGCTCGTGCGGCAACGATGTGATGGATTCTGGCTTCGATCTTGCAAAGTCTAGGTTCAAGAATGATCTGCGCTACGTCTGCAATACCTGTGGCGCGCTGGCGCTCATTGACTTTGCAGAGCGTGTCGTGCTCAACGAGATCACAGCGGCGGTGCGCTAATGCGCGCCGCAGTGAGGAAGGGTCTGGTTCACGGAATCATCCTTGCAGCCTATGCGCTGCTCGGCTATTTGATCGCGTATACCGCGATGGGAGGACGGGTATGAAAGTCAATCGTAAGAGCACGCCAAAGATGGTAGTGCGGCCGCACTTCAGAACCGAGTACGAGAAGTTCCAATCTGAGTCGCACCGGCAGGAACGCTTTGAGTTCACCGTTGCGTTGATGATCGTCTGGATTCTCGCAGTGGTCATCTGGGGCATTGCCCGCTAATGCCGCTGTATGTGTTTGAGTGCTGGACGTGTTGGACAACGGAGGAGCGATTGCAGACGGGCTTTGAGCCAGTCACACCTAGATGCGACGGATGCGGCGCGTGGATGAAGCTGACGCTGACCGCAAGCGAGGTGCACTACAAGGGCGAAGGGTTCGCCAAGAAAGACCGAAAGAAGGAGGGCAAAAAAAGTGAGTAAGCAATACGAGTTTGTCAAGGCAGAGCAGCGCAGCCCTGAGTGGTTCGCACTGCGTAAGGATGGGATCACGGCAACGGAGGCGGCGGTCATCGCTGGACTCTCGCCGTACAAGACTCCGTACCAGCTCTGGGCTGAGAAGTTGGGCAAGTACGAACCCGATCCAGTCGGCCCAGCCGCAGTCCGGGGGCTGCTCCTCGAGAGCACCGTCGCGGCGTTCTACGAGATGGAGACGGGAAGAGACCTGAAGCGCAGCAACGGCATTGTTCGCCTGAAGGAAATCCCTTGGGTAATGGCGTCGCTGGATCGCACCATCGTTGGCGAGACGGGCTTGGTAGAAATCAAGACGAGCACCTCGCCGCGCTGGAGCCTGCACCCTGTGCCGCCCGAGGTGGTCGCCCAGGTGCAGTGGCAGATGTTCGTCACGGGAGCGCCGTGGTGCGACGTCGCGGTCCTGCTCGGCGGGCTGGTATTCCGCATCGAACGAGTAGAGGCGAGCGTTGACTTGCAGACCGATCTCTACCGCAAGGCCGTGGAGTTCCGCAATCTGCTCGCCACCGGCACGCCGCCACCGATGAGCGGCAAGGACTCCGATGCCTACGCCACGGTGGTGCCGCAAGGCTCCGAGGAGTGGGCTGCGGCTGACGATCAAGCAGAGCGCATCGCACAGGTCTACGAGGAGACACGGCTGGAAGCCAAGATCCTCGATGAGCAGCTCAGCGAATACGCAATGGTCTTGAAGGAGAAGATCGCGGATAAGGCTGGGCTTGCAGGCAACGGTTGGGTTGCGACGTGGAAGCAGAACAAGGCAAGCGTCAAGACGGACTGGAAGGCAGTAGCGGAAGTCTTTGAGGGCGTCGCCCCAGAGACCTACGCCGAAGCCGTCAAGCGCGCCACCTCGGAGAATCCGGGGGCGCGGGTATTTAGGTTTAAGAAGGAGGAGTTCGGTGAGTAAGCAGATTGAGCAGGCGCTCGCAGCGCCATTCGCGGACAAGGATCTCAAGCATCGCCCAGGGCGAGGCGGGCTGACGTTCACCTACGCAGATGCTCGGGCAGTGGCCCAACGCCTAGACGAGGTGCTCGGCATTGTCGGCTGGCAGTTCGAGGTGAAGGTTGCTGACCCTGCACGCAGCGTGGTGCACGGCAGCCTGACCGTCGTCATCGATGGCAAGGTGACGATCCGTGAAGATTTCGGCT